TTGATGCCGCCAACAGCATCTAGCGCCAACAGCGCATCAAAGTCGCCGTCTGTTGCCATGTCATCAATGAGCTGGCCGGAATCAAGGATCAGGCCGTCATAGTCCAGCGAGTACACCAAGCCTTCAGTGTTACCGCTAAATGGTGGCGTCTCTTGATCCTCGGCGTACTGCTTAAACAACGAGCGCGGCTGCGGCTCGGGGAAGTCAGCAACGATGGTGTTAGCCGTAGTGGAGCGGTTGCCGGTGTCATCTTCAAACTTGAGCAGGTAGGTGCCTTCTAGCATCGGCACCTGCTTCTGGGTTTGCGAGCCCGCAGCAGCAGCAACAATCTCCTGCGACTCCTCCCATGTGGCGCCAGACAGGGCAGTGCTATGGCGAATCAGCACCTTGCCGCCTAGCAACACGTCTAGGTCAGGCGAGCGATCCCATGTGAGCACGCCGCTGAGTTGATCGCCTGGTATAAGGCTGACATTTTCTACATCCGCAGGCGGTGCAGTTTTGCCGAAGGCTTGCTGCGTCAGGAATGCCGGTTGCACTGAGGTGCGCAAGTTAGCGCCAATTGAATACACCTCGATCTCATACACGCCGGGCGTGGTATCTAGGATTTCAAAGTCAAGCCGCTGAATGCGCAAGTCCGTAAAGTTGCCATTAGTTGGCCGATAGCGAATCCTATATTGCTGCACACCTTCTACGCTGTCCCAGTCAACAACTAACTTAGATTTGGCGATGCCGCCTGCATCATATAAAAGCTCAACAGCGGATAGGTTATTGGGTGCTGCGGGAACAATGTTTAGGTCCGTGATGTCACGCTGCTGCAGTGGCTGGTCGCGCTCGACGTAGTTGTATTTGCTGCTGTTATATGACAGCGCAGTGATGGCATACTTGGAACCATCCTGCTCTGCAATGCCTAGTACACGCCACGTGGATGTCTGGATGTTGCTGGTTTCATATACCCATACGCTGTTAGCGCCTGGTGCAGTGCTAAATGCACTGGTGACGGTGATTACGCTGCCGACGATGCTTTGCACCGTGCGAAGCTCAACAGTGCCAGCAGGCAGCACTGCTGAGATGGTGCCGGGAGTAGTCAAGCCGGTTGCATCATCGACAGTGATGGCAGTGGTAGTGGCGCTGCTGATGCGGCCGCCGCGTCTGGCGCCAGCCTTTACGGGATCGGCGATGCTGATTACTTGGCCGGGGCGCACGATGACGCCGGCATCCATGCTCGTTGCAAAGGTGACAGTTTCGCCTTCGTAGCGTTCTGAGTAGAGCAGCCACTCACCGATTCGATGCGCTTGACCTCTGCTGGTGCAGGCGAATGCGCTGAGTTCAGTTTTTACCACGCCATACTTGGCAATGGCTTCTGCATCTTCCACCACTTCGTAAGTGATGTCCCGCAGGCTTAGATCTAGGTAGCTGACCACAGCCACATTTGGCCGCGTCTTGAGGCTGCTGCCGCTGTAACTAAAGCCTTCTTCGGTTACATTCGCCAGCGTGAATAAATAGGCAGGATCGACGGGCTTATCTTGCGATACTGTCAGCGAACCAACTGCCCAATACGGCATAGCGCGAAACACGCTGCACATGTCATTGATTAGTTTGTATGCTTCTTCACTGGTTTGGATGTTGACATTGCAGCTAAAGCGAGGCTCGTAGCCGCCGAAACCGTTGGGCACCAGCTCGGAGGCGTACTGGCTAGCGGAGAAGAATGAAAACTTATCTAGTTGCGCGATGTCAAGGTGTTCGCCTAGGCCGTAGCGCGTGGAGCTAAGTAGGTCAAAAAGTATCCACGCGGGGTCGCTGCACCATTGCGCTGCACCGAACGTGCCATTCCAGATGCCTGCGTAGATTAGGCGGCCAGTAGTTTGATCAACGGTGGCATTGTTAGGGATGCGCACCTTGATGCCGCGAATCAAATAGCTGCGCTGGGGGATGTTATTAAACTGCTCGGCGTCAATGCGGATGCCGACTAAGGCGCTGTTGGGGTAGGCGAGGCGGCTGTAGATGATCTCTGTGTAGCTTGTCCAGGTAAACTCATTGGAGAGGCGCAGGTCGCTGCTATCTGCACTGATGCGCACCATGCGCACATCCACGGGAAATGCGCCGGTGAGATTGACGAGGTATGCCTTTTGGTACGGGTCGCCAGTGCGGCCTGACACGGTGTCATCAATGACGGTGCTAAAGCCGCCGCCGTTGTATTGAATCTGGATTTGCAGGCGGAAACTTTGCCCAACGGTGTCGCCTTCGTTGGTTATTTGCTCCAGTCGTGGGACCGTAATGGTGATGCGCACTGCATCAGTTTGTGAATCAGTGATGGTGCGAGTGACCGGGCCATCATTGCGGACGGTGACACCTACACCACGTTCATCTTCAATCTCACCGGCAAAGGGAATGGCATCTTGGTTTTGCGTGCCAGTGCGTGTGTAGACCGTTACGTTTTGAAAGTTAAACGTGCCGTCCGGGTTTTGTAGTGGAGTGTTGTCTAGGAAGATGCTTTTGAAGCCATCTTTTAAGCCTTGTATTTCACCTTCACTAACTAGGTCGATCAGCTCGGCATATTGGCGGGAGTCGAGGCTGTCGCGGGCAGTTGTTGGTGTGCGGGCTGATCCACCTCCGCCTTTGCCGCCGCTACCACCAGCGCCAGCAATTAGCTCGGTCATGCCGCCACCTGCACGGTATCAATGCCAGCGGAGATAACTACACTGCCGACCAGCGTTTCGCCGTAGACAATGGGGACCGGCACACCTTGGCGGCTGGTGTTCTGGATGCCGCTGAAGCTGTAGCTCTTGCGTGGATCGTCTTGGTTGTCAGCGCCTTGTGGCACCTTTGGCGTCGGTGTTAGGAGCTGGGCGACGCCGCCGAGCAGCAGACTAGATCCAACGCCAATGATTAAGGCGTAGGCGGTTGGACCTGCCCACGCAGCAAAGCCAGGGATAAAAATCGCCGCCGCCAACAACGCCACCCCCGCAATAATCCGCCCCACTGCACCAGCGCCTGCCACCACCGGCACAAAGCTGATAGGTGCTGCACCAGCCGGGTGATGCAGTTCTTCTAGGTCGATGTCGTAGGTGCCGATGCTGACGCGATAGTGCTGGTCACTCATGTGCGCTTCTAGCTCCGGCCAGTTGGCCAGCAGGAACCGCACTGCTTCGGCGGCAGTAGCCACATCCGCTTCGAGCACGCGGTGTCCGATGAACTTTGCGAGCTTGCCGTACAGCTTGATCTTACGCAGCATGACGCAACCTCCTTCCTGTACATTTTAGTAGCCAACCGCCATAAAGGTCGCGGCTACTCAAGCGGCTTTGCAGGTGGTGAAGGATAGTTTGCTCGCCTAGGTAGACGGCGCAATGGTTAAGGCCAGTGCTGTTGATAGCCATGAGCAACAGGTCGCCAGGTGCCAGCTCCTCGTCTTCCTCCAGCTCACGGAAGCCGGTATCCTTCCAGCAGCGGTCAAAGTATGGTTCTGACTGGAACTGCTCAGGGCTGGCGCAGCGTTCCCAGTCACGCAGGGCAAGGCCATTCTCGGCGTACCAGTCGCGGGCAAGCGTCCAGCAGTCATGCACGCCAAACACCCACTCACGGCCTATTAGTGGCGCCTTGAAGCCGCATGGTGTGCAGTCGCCCCATAGCTCGGTTTTGGGGTTGACGATGTACCAGGGGAGGCCGTTGGCCTCGCAGGCAGCGCGATCTGCAGGTGATGGCGTAGGTGGCGTAACTGGATGGCTGTGGACCACGGCGATGATCTCGCCTGCATCCTCGGCGGCGGCCCAGTCATCAGGCGCCAGCACAAAGAACTGGTCGGGGCTGGTTGCTAGGTTCTGGCATGGCCAATACTTGCGGCGCCCTTTGCGCACGATGAGCAGCCCGCACGCTTCGCGGGGATCTTCAGCCTTGGCGTGGGCTAGTGCATCATCTTGCCAGGTCATGTGAATAGCGCTCCCACGCCTGGATAGCTGCCGTATGGGATGGAAGCATTGGCGCGAAAAGTGTAGTTGCCGTTTGTCGAGACGAAGTTATAGGTGGCTGATGGGATGGTGCCGCCTGTGTAGGCCGTCCAGACAACGGAAGCGTTAGATGCAGCCTCCTGGCTAATTGCTGCAATTTTGTATCGACTTAGCCCTACTTTAGTAGAGCCAAAAAACCCATTAAGTACGCCTGTAATTACAGCTTTACGCGATAAGGGAAGCACTGAGCTGCTTATAAATTGCCCTACAGTTATAGGCGTACTTAGGTCGGTAAAGTAGACCTTATTGCGTTCGCGACGATATCGAGCTGCAGTGCTGGTACGTGTCCACGCTGTAGTGAAAAACTGCTCAAGCGCCACAGGCGAACTAAGCGTTACCGTATTGCCTGACACTCCAACCACTTGCGTATTGGCTGGCAAGTAGTTGCCGAATACAGCCATGCCAGGAATAATGCCAGCGGCGCTGGACAATACGATCTGCGTGTAGTTACTTTGGATGGTGCCTGTTGTGGTTACATAGGTGCTAGCTGTAGAGTTCTGACTGACGGTGACCAGATTTCCCGCCACGCTTGACACCGTAGTGCCACCAGGCAAGCCGAAGCCGCTCACGGGATCACCAGTGCTAAATGACACTGATTGGCCCAGTGTGATGATATTGCTGCCAACTGTGACGGTTCCCGCAAAACGTTGCTGGGAGAATCGCAACTCGCAACTGCGTAACCTTTTGCCACATACGTCTTGGCCGATTGCTGCTACTGGTACGTCATTAAAGTCAAAATATGCGTTGCCGGCATAGCCGCACTCGGCGCCGCGATAGGTCCACTGGCATACATTACTAACGCACTGTCGCTTGGGTGCCCTTACGCCAACCAGGTCAAATGCAGCGGCCAGCTCAAACTCGATTAGGTCGCGGTTTTCTGATGCCTTGCGGTCGATGTAATATATTTCGC